TGCGACCGCCTGGTCGGCGGCCGCGTGGGTATCGTCTACGACCCGCCGTACAGACTCGTGAGCGGTGGCATGGCGCGTACCGCCGGCCCCTACGGCGAGCAGGACAGCACCGAGGTCGCGGCCGCGTGCGCCGAGGAGGCCCGCCGTCAGGCGGTCGAGCATCCGACCTGGCGCATCGTGCTGTGCGGCTATGAGGGCGAGCACGTCATGCCGTCCACCTGGCGCGAGGTGGCGTGGAACCCGAGTGCGGGGAAGTGGGGCAGCGGCGGCTACGGACGCGGCAACGGCAACCCGCAGCGCGAGCGGCTGTGGCTGTCGCCCGCGTGCCTATCGATCGCTGAGCAGTCGCGGCAACTCGACCTCGTTGGAGGTGCGGCGTGCTGACCGTGCTCTCGATGTTCGACTACAGCGGCGTGTGGGCCGGCGCCTTCGAGGCGTTCGGCTGCACCGTCGTGCAGGTCGACCTGAAGCACGGCGAGGACATCGGGCGATGGTCGGCGCGGTCGCTGCTCGCCGAACTGCTGCAGGTGTTCCCGTCGATCGACGGCGTGATCGCGGCGCCGCCGTGCACCGCCTTCGCCCGCTCCGGCGCGCATGCCTGGCCCGCGAAGGACGCGGACGGTCGCACGGCGGCGGCGGTGCACCTGGTGCGGCAAACGCTGCGGACGATCGACTTCCTGCAGCCCCGCTTCCACGCGATCGAGAATCCGCCGGGGCGCCTTCAGCGGCTCGTGCCCGAGGTCGGCCCGCTCGCCTTCACGTTCAACCCCTGCGACTTCGCTGGCTGGACAACGGACGAGTCCGATGCCCAGGCGCTCGAGGTGCTGCGGGCCCGCGGCGGAGCCGACACCCTTGACGACGTCGAGCTCGTGCGGCGGACCGGCGCGTACACGAAGCACACCGCGCTATGGGGCCGCTTCGAGACGCCCCGCCCCGCCGAGCTGCCGCCGGTGAAGTGCTCGGCACAGGTGGTGGTTTCGACCGAGCAATTCGCGTTGACGCCGTCGCTGCCTGCTCAACCTGCCCAGCGCCCGCCGCGAGCCCGCCCCACGCGGGCGCAGACGTCGGCGCAGGGCTTGCTCCTTGGAGGCCTCGCATGAACCCGTCGCTGTACAGCCTTGAGCTGACGCCCGGCGCCCGGCTTCTGCTGGGCCTGCTGCACGACGACGTCGCCGACGACCCCGTCGCTCGCGCGGCGATTGCCCACGCCTGGGACAGCCAGCAGAAGGGCGCGCAGCCGCCGTTCTCCTGGCGCTTCGCGGGCGACCGGTGCGCGAGGCTCTGCGCCGCCCTGCGGCTCGGCCGCACGCAGGTCATGGACGACCTCGCGGCGCTGACGCGGCTCGGGGTGATCCGCCGGGTTCAGCGCGACGGCCGGTGGGGCTGGGAGCTGCTCGGGACCCGCCCCGATGCGCCCGCCGGGTCCGGTGTACCGGACCCGCGGGGCAGGCAGACCGGACCCGCGAGTCCGGCAGGGCGGACCGCCGGGTCCGCTGTACCGGACCCGGCGAGGAGCCCGGACGAGGTCGCCGACGACCCCCGGGTCCGCCACACCGGACCCCCGGGTCCGCCACACCGGACCGCCGGGTCCGCCACACCGGACCCCGCGCCCGCGCGCGTTGTTGTTAAAAATCAACAAGACAGCGTTCAACCGACCCCGGCGGCCAGTCTGCAGCAGCGAGGCGAGGCGAGGCGAGGCAATTTTAAAATCGCTTCTCCCACACCGAGCGACGGCATGTCGGCGAGGCTCGCGGCGCTGGCGACAGAGATCGGGGCGATGTTCATCCCGCTCGACGCCAACGGTCGCGAGCAGACGAGCCGCCGGATCCGCGGCGACCAGGTGACGATCGAGCGGCTGCGCCGGCTGCTGGCGCCGCCGGCCGACGTCGAGATCGACGTGTGGGTGGACCGCCGGGTCGAGGAGATCCGGACGTACAGCCGCGACTACGCGGCGATGTGCAGGGCGAACGGCCTGCAGGCGCAGCACTGGGGCCCGGCGATGCTCGAGCCGGAGCCGCGGGCGAGCGGGCGCCGGTCGGCGTGGGAGACCCTGACGCGCATCGTCGATGCCTGGCGCACGGAGCAGGCCCAGGCCGAGCAGCGCCGCCGCATCGCCGAGGCCCGCGCCGCCCAGGCGGCGGCTGACGCCCGTGCGGCCGCCGAGACGCGCACCCGCCTCGTCGCCGGCCTACTGCCCGACGACGTTCGGGAGGGACTCGCCCGCGCCGCCGGACAGGCCCCCGCCGGGCCCGCGCAACCCCAGCAGGTGGGCCTACGCGGCGTGCTCAGCCAAGTCACGGCCCCCCGCTCGCCGACCTCGACAGCAACCGGCGAGCGCCCCGAGCTCAGCGAGCTGGACGAGGAGCGCCTGCGCTGGCGGGGCCGGCAGCGCGAGGCCGACACAGAGCGGGCGGACCAGCTCGAGCAGCACATCCGGGCCCGCATCAACGCGGCGTTCGCCGACTACCGGCGCGTGCACGGGCAGACCCCGGCGCCCGCGGTCGCCGAGGAAATTCGCCGGCGCATCCGCGCCGACGAGGAAACGAGGACAGGAACATGAAGGCAGAGGACATGATCATCGAGTCGCAGCGCGCCGCGGTCAACGAGCGGGTGCGGCTGCAGCGGGAGTTCCTGCAGGCACTGCAACAGGCGGTCGCCAAGGCGGAGGTAGCCCGCCTGCTCATGCTGCTGCGCATCGGAGGCGCGCTTTTTGGAGAGAGCGACGCAGCCCGCAACGACGATTGCTGGCGCTGGCGACGGTGGACCCACGCTACGAGCCGCTACTCACCGCTTGGCGCAAGCTGCTCGCGCCAAGCGCGAACGAGCTGATCGAGAAGGCCGCGACGACCCTCGCACCCCTCGGTCCCGAGTAGGCCGCCATGCAGCGCCACCAGCCCACCGTCGCACTCGGATCGACCCGGCCGCAGCCGGGCGACCTGCAGGCGGACTGCGTGCTGATCGCCACGGTGGCCCACGAGCGCGACAGCCTGGCCGACATCGTCGAGCGACTGCACGAGCTCGGCGTCGAGGCCCCGCGCCAGCGCATCTACCGGCGGGTCCAGCTGATGCGCCGGGACCTCGCGTCGACGGGTGACACCCTCCCACTGACGGCGGCCCGTCGGGAGCGGGGCGACTGCAGGCCAAACGCCCGGGTTTTCGCTCGGGGGTGGGCGAAACACCGACCATGAGCCGCCAGGGGAAAAAACGGAACGAGCGGCAAAAGACCCCAACCGCGCCGCCGCCCACCGAGCCAGCGAAGCCGCGGAAGTGCGACGACGAACTGACGCTGCTCGCCGAGGCGATGCGGCCGGCGCACCGCCGGTTCGTCGACGCCGTCCTCGAGGGTCGAACTGCTGCAGCTGCAGCTGTGGCCGCCGGCTTCTCGCGGAACTCGGCGCGCTCGATCGCCTGGCGGCTGCTGCGACGCGAGGACGTGCGCCGGTACATCCGCCTCGTGCAGCGCGAGCAGGCCGTCGCCGGCCGGGTCTCGCTCGACGCACTCATCGAGCGGCTGTGGCGGACCGTGACCGATGAGAACGCGACGGCGCGGCTCAAGGAGCAGGCGCTCAAGCACCTGGTGCGGATCTTCGTCGCGCGCAGCCGCGGCGACGCGGACGAGGGGAGCGCCGAGGACGGCGACCTAACCGACGCGAAGCTTGAGGCGCTCGAGGCCGGCGTCCTCGGGGTCCGTCGGTGATCATCAGGGAGTCGGCAGCCTCCCGCATCGGGCGCGTCCTGATGCCCTACCAGGCGCGCCTCTACGCCAACGCCGCCAAGCTGCGGGTCGTCGAGAAGTCGCGGCGCATCGGAGTCACCTGGGCCGAGGCCGCCAGGCAGGTGATGCTCGCCGCTCGCAGCCGACGAGGGGGCGGCACGAACTGCCTGTATCTCTCGACGTCGGGGCGACTCGCCCGCAAGTACATCGCCACGTGCGCCGAGTGGGTCCGTAACCTCGGCCTCGTCGCTGAGGTACTGGTCGACGAGATTCGGTTCCCGAGCGGGCACAAGATCGCGGCGCTGACCTCGAACCCCGAGGCGATGCGGGGCGAGGACGGCGATGTGGTCATCGACGAGGCCGCCCACCACCACAACCTCGCCGCGTTGCTCAAGGCGGCGGCGGCGGTCGGCGACTGGGGCGGGTCGCTGACGGTGATCAGCACGCACAACGGGAGGGACAACCCATTCAACGTGCTGTGCGAGGAGATCAGGGCCGGCAAGCGGGCCGGCTCCCTGCACCGCGTCACCCTCGACGACGCCCTCGCCGACGGGCTGTTCAAGCGAATCTGCGAGGTCCGCCCCGAGGGCGGTGCCTGGACGCCGGAGCGCGAGGCAGCGTGGCGCGCCGACAAGCTCGCGACTTGGGGCGCTGACGAGGAGTATCTCGTGATCCCCTCCGCGTCCGGCGGCGTGTACATCCGGCGCGACCTGATCGAGGAGTGCTCGGACTCGCGGGTCCCGGTCGTGCGGCTCGAGCTCGCGGCGGAGCACATGCACCGTGCGCCCGATGACGAGGACGGCACGCGCTCGGCCGCGCGGCGGTCCGAGTTCATCAAGCAGTGGTGCGTGTCGGAACTGCTGCCGTTGCTGCAGGCGCTCCCAGCCGACCGCCTCTGCACCCTCGGCTATGACTTCGCCCGATCGGTCAACGGCGACCTGTCGGTGATGGCCCCCCTTGTTGAGCGGCGCGACCTGGTGAAGGCGTGCCCCTTCCTCGTCGAGATGCGCGGGGTGCCGTTCGAGGAGCAGTGGCAGATCCTCAAGTTCACGATCAAGAACCTGCCGAAGTTCGGCGGGGCCGCGATCGACGGCGGCGGCAACGGCAGTTGGCTCGGCGAGACGGCGCTGGCGTTCTTCGGCGAGGCGCTGATCACCGTCGTGCAGCTCTCGGCGGATTGGTACGCGGAGAACATGCCGCGCTTCCGCAGCGCGTTCGAGGAGCACGCGATCGTCGTGCCCGCCGACGTCGACATCCGCGACGACCTGTTGCAGTTCTCGCTGAATGCGAAGGGAATCCCGACACTCGGCGAGCACCGGCGCCGCGACTCGAAGGACCGCAAGCCGCGTCACGGAGATGCCGCCATCGCCCTGGTGCTGACCCACAGCAAGCACCGCGACGCGCCCCCCACGATGGATTTCCGGCGGGTGCCTCGCTTCCCCGAACCCACCACCGAACGCCGCGCACGGCTGCGGCGGCACTCGCTGTAGCCGTGGACCTGTAACGGCGCGCATCCCTACGCTGACCACGTGGCGCTCTACGATCACCGCGGCAAGCCCGTCGACCTGAAGAGCCTGGCGCGGGAATCAGCCCGCCCAGGCCGAGCGGGCCCGCGGCCATGGAAGTACGCGTCGGTCGCGTCGGCGCTCACACCGGAGAAGCTCGCCGGCATCCTGAAGAAGGCCGACGACGGCGACCTGGTCGAGCTGCTCACCCTCGCCGAGGAGCTCGAGCGCCGCGACAGTCACGCCGGGGCGCAACTCCGGACCCGCCGCCTCGCGCTCGCGGGCCTCCCATGGATCGTCGAGGCAGCCAGCGACTCAAAGGTCGACGTGGACATCGCCGACGAGCTGCAGGTGCAGGTGCGCGGGCACCTGTTCGGCTCGCTCGTGTTCAACCTCGGGGACGGGTTCCTCAAGCCCTACGCCATCTCCGAGATCACGTGGTCCCGGGGTGAGCGGTGGAAGCCGACCGCCCTCACGTGGCGCGACCCCAGGTCGTTCGCCATCGACCCGGAGGACGGTCACACGCTCCGCCTCAAGACCGAGGCGAAGCCACGGGAGGGGGAGGACCTGCCGGCGTGGAAGTTCGTCGTCCACACGCCCCGGATGTTCTCCGGCCCGCTCACGAAGTCGGGCCTCATCCGGCCGTGCTCGGTCATGTACAGTCTGAAGACGCTCGGGATGTCGGCGTGGCTCGCGTACATGGAAATCTTCGGCATCCCCTGGCGCGTCGGCCGGTTCGCGGCGAACGCGAGCGACGAGGACAAGGACCTGCTCGCCGAGGCCCTCCAGATGCTCGGCATGGATGGGTCGATCGTCCTGCCCCAGGGCATGGACATTGAGGTCGAGAACGCCGTGGGTGGAGGCGCAGGGTCCAAGATCCACCAGGACCTGGCGGACTGGGCCGACCGCCAAGTGAGCAAGGCGATCCTCGGACAGACGCTCACCGCGGATGAGGGCGCGTCCTACTCGCAGGGCAAGATCCACAACCTCGTCCGCCGCGACATCCTCGTCGCCGACGCGGTCGACCTCGCCGCGACGCTGCAGCGCGACTATGTGGAGCCGTACTGCCAGATCAATCACGGGGTCCTCGACGCGTACCCGACGATCCGGTGCCAGACCGAGGAGCCCGAGGACCGCAAGACGTTCGTCGACATGCTCGTGCCGCTGGTCGACCGCGGATTGAAGGTCGAGTCGTCCGTCGTGCGTGACAAGGTGGGGCTGCCCGCGCCGGCGGAGGCGAAGTCCGGCGCGCCGCCGACGGAGGTGCTGGTGCCGCTCCGGGGCGGGTCGTCGACCCCGACCGAGCCGCCCACCCCAGCTGCGCCAGCCGAGCCGCGGAGGAGCAAGAACAGCCTGCAGTTCGCGGAGGACGGCGCCGACTTCATCGACCGTGAATCCCTCGCCGAGGACTGGCGCAAGACGCTCAAGTCGCTGCACGCCGAGGTCGTCGCCGCCGCGCGTAGCAGCGCCAGCTACGCGTCGTTCGTGGAGAAGCTCGAGGCGGGCACCGCCGACGTCTCGAAGCTCGTCAACAGCTTGGCGCTCAAGACGCTGCAGGCGCGAGGCATGGGCGACGCGACCGACGAGGTGGAGTGAAGGTTACCGCGAAGAAGCGCGGCCCGCTGCCGAAGGAGGCGCTGGAGTACTTCGACGCCAAGGGCGTCGCCCCCGGCATCGACCTCGGCGACGCCTGGGCGGAGGAGCACGACCATGCCTTCGAGGTCGCGGGCGTGGTCGCGGGCGACCTGCTCGCCGCGCTGAAGGACGCGGTCCGCCGCGCACTCGCCGAGGGCGTGCCGTACGAGGAGTTTGCCCGCGGCGTGGAGGACATCGTGCGCGCGCTCGGTTGGTGGTCGGACGACGAGAAGGCGCCGCGCCGGCTCCGGCTCGTCTACGACACGAACATGCGGGTCGCGCGGGCGGCGGGACAGTGGGCCCGCATCGAGCGCACCATGGAGGCCCGGCCGTACCTGCTCTACACGCTCGGTCCCTCTGAGCGCCACCGGCCTCTCCACGTGGCGTGGGCCGGCACGGTGCTGCGGGCCGACGACCCGTGGTGGGCGACGCACTTCCCCCCGAACGGGTTCAACTGCCGATGTTCGGTGCGGCAGATCGCCGCCGCCGAGGCCCGCCGCCGAGGCATCAGCAGCGCGGCGCCAGCCGGCGAACCGGACGAGGGCTGGTCCTACAACCCTGGAGCCCGCCGCGGGCCGTAGACCTGTAACGGCGGCGGCGACGACGATCGACAAGAACATGCCGCCTCGCCTCCACACGGCGCTACTGAGCCAGGCCGGCGCCCTCAACAAGGCGACCCTCGCCTGCTCCCTGGTCCTGCTCGCTGAGCAGGACGGCAAGCGCACGGCGCCGGAGTGGGTGCCGCTGCTGCCGGCCGGCGACGTCGTCCTCGCGCGCGACGGCCGGTCCTTCCGCAACGATCACGCGGCGGTCATCGCCGCATTCGCCGCGAACAAAATGTCGATCCCCCTCGACTGGGACCACGCGCTCGACAGCTGGAACATGCAGCCCGGCGATGGCCGCGCGGCCGCGTGGATCGACGCGTTCGAGGCCCGCGAGGGCGGGCTCTGGGGGCACGTCGAGGTCTGGACCTCCCGGGGCCGCGAATCGATCGAGTCACTCGAGTACCGGTACCTCAGCCCTGCCGTGCACTACGACGACAACCGCAAGATCGTGATGATCCCGCGGGCTTCGCTGGTCAACAACCCCGCCCTGATGATGCCGGCGCTCTGCCGGCAGGAGCAACTCCTGATGAACCCCGAACTACTGAAGCGCCTCCTCGCCGGCCTCGGCATCGACCCCCAGAACGCCAGCGACGACGACGTCAAAGCCGCCCTCGACCTGTACAGCCGCGGCAAGACGGGCGCCTCGCCGGCCCTCGAAACATACATCCCCCGCGAGCAGTACGACCGCGTCACCGCTGAGCTCGCGGCCGCGAAGTCCTCGCTGTTGGCGCTCGAGGCCGACACGACCAAGGCGCGTATCGATACGATGCTGAAGGACGCCCTCAGCGCTGGCCGCATGATCCCCAGCGAGCGCGAGTTCTTCGCGGAGATGGCGTCCAAGCCGGACGGCCTGGGCGCCGTCCAGAAGTTCCTCGCCAGCCGCGCCGTGATCGCCGGCCCCTCGCCGAAGCTCGCTACCGCCGCGGCGCAGCAGGGGAGCGCGCACTTCGGGCTGACCGCCGAGGAGCGCGCCGTCTGCGATCGGGGCGGCGTCGCCTACCAGGCGTTCGCCGAGCAGAAGCAAAAGCAGCAGAAGAACTGATCACCTCCGAGAACGGAAAGAGCACCATGACCGCCCTCACCAAGGCCCGCACCGTCAAGTCCATCCCCGGCCTCTCCTTCGCGTATCCGGTCCTCGCCAACGCGGTGATCTACCAAGGAGCCATCGTCGTTATCACCTCCGCGGGGTGGGCCAAGCCCGGCGTGACCGGCCTCGGCCTGACCACCGTCGGCGTCGCGCGCGAGGGCGTCAACAATACCGGCGGGTCCAACGGCGCCCTGATCGTCGAGGTGGACGAGCGGATCGCCGACATGGCGAACAGCGCGGGCGCCGACGAGATCGCGGCGGGCGACGTCGGCAAGGTCTGCTACCTGGTCGACGACCAGACGGTGGCTAAGACCGACGGCGGCACCGCCCAGGTGACGACGCTGACCATCGTGTACGACAGCGGCTCGGCGACGGGTTTCAACATCACCGGCGTCGGGACGCTGCTCACGGTGAACGCGGCGACGAACGGCACCGCCACCGCGCTCGCGCTCGCCAACAAGGCCAACAGCGACGGCAGCTTCAACGCGCAGTACATCGCCACGCCCTCGGGCGCAACGATCGCGGTTGCGAAGCGGACCGCCGGCGCCTTCACGATCACCAAGGTCGTCGGCGGCTCCGCCGACATCACGCAGACCACCGAGCCTGCCGGCGTCGCGGCGACGCGCAGCCGCGCCGGGTACGTCCGCAAGCTCGACGGCAGCCGCGTCTACGTCGAGTTCACCAACAAGATCGCGTCCGCCGCGTAGCTCCAACCGCCCGATCGTACCCGACCAGGAGACCCATGCTCGTCAACCTCGAAAACGTGCAGTTGCTGCACACCATGTACTCTGCGGCCTTCCAGACCGGTCTGGCCCGCGCCGATGTCTCCTTCGCGGAGATCGCCACCACGGTCCCGTCCAACAACAAGGCGAACTACTACGCCTGGCTCGGTGACATGGGCGATGTGCGTGAGTGGCTCGGCGACCGTGTCGTCGACGAGATGGCGGGCCACGACTACACGATCAAGAACAAGACCTGGGAGAAGACGATCGGCGTCAACCGCGAGGACATCGAGGATGACACGTACGGCCTCTACTCGCCGATGGCGGAGCAACTCGGCTTCGTCTCGAGGACGCACCGCTCCCGGCTGATGTGGTCGCTCATCGCCGACGGCGAGGCCGGCCTCTGCTACGACGGCAAGCCCTTCTTCGCCGCCGACCACAAGACCGACGACGGCCCGACGCAGAGCAACCTGCTCACGGGTGCGGGCGTGGGCTGGTACCTTGCGGACCTGAGCCGGCCGCTGAAGCCGCTCATCTTCCAGATGCGCCGCGAGATGGAACTGGTCTCGCTGACCAAGCCCGACGACGCGAACGTGTTCTGGACCAAGCGGTTCTTGTGGGGGACCGACGGCCGATACAACGGCGGCTACGGCTTCTGGCAGACCATGCTGAAGAGCAAGGCGACGCTCAACGAAGCCAACCTGGCAGCCGCGCGGGTGGCGATGTCGACCCTGAAGGATGCCAAGGGTGAGCTCCTCGCCATTCGGCCGACCACCCTCATCGTGGGCCCGTCGCTCGAGACCGCGGCGGAGAAGCTGCTCCTCAACCTGTCTCTCGCCAATGGCGAGAGCAACATCATGAAGGGCAAGTACAAGCTGATCGTCAGCCCGTACCTCGAGTAACCCGAGCGCCATGGCCTACGCGTCTTACAGCACCCTCGTCGACCAGTACGGCGAGGCAGAGGTCACCCGGTCCTCCGACCGCGACCAGGACGGCGCCGCCGATGTCGGCGTCGTCGCCCAGGCGCTCGATGACGCAGACGGCGAGATCGACTCCTACATCGGCGTCGTCTACAAGCTCCCGCTCAACCCCGTCCCGGGCGTCGTGGTCACCTACGCCGGGGTGATCGCGCTCTACCGCATGTCCCTGCAGACGGGCGTGCTCACGGAGGAGAAGCGCCAACGCTACGAGGACGCGATCCGCTGGCTGCGCGACGTGGCGAAGGGCAACGCCGTGCTCGACGGGTCGGAGCAGCCGAGCACGAAGGCGGGGGGCATCCGCTACGTCACCGAGCCGCGTGAGTACACGCGGACGAAGCTCGGAGGCATCCTGTGACCGGGGTCGTCGTCAACCTGGCGCAGCTGCTGCCGGTCCGGCGCCGCCTGATGGCGCTCGGGTCCCCGGCCAACCTCCGACAGATCTACGAGGCCGTGGCGAGCGAGGGGGAGAATCAGACCCGGCGCCGCATCGCCGAGGAAAAGACCGACCCGGCTGGCGCGAAGTGGGATGACTGGTCGGAGGAGTACTCGGCCCGTCGGCCCTCCAAGGGTGGACTGCTCGAGCTCGAGGCCCACCTCCGCGACTCGATCACGAGCGAGGTCGTCGGCGACGCCATTCTGGTCGGCAGCAACCTCGTGTATGCCCGTGTGCACAACGAGGGCGACAAGGCGATGGGCATCCCAGAGCGCCGCTATCTCGGGTTCTCCGAGGAGAACCTCGAGGACATCGGCGAGCTGATCATCGACTCGTGGGGGAGGGTGCTCGAATGAGCCTCACGACCCTGTGCAAATCGATCGCCGACACGCTGCTCGCCAAGGTCGACGGCGTGAAGGGCACGCGTGGGCCCGTCGGCGGCCGCGTTGACCTCGCCGAGATCCGGCGCGGCATCCCCACGCAGGTGCCTGCTGTGCTGGTCGTCTGTACCGGCACCCGCAATGCCAGGCTCAGCGGCGGCAACAAGGTCGTCATGGTCGGGATGTTCGCCGCGTTCGTCGTCCTCAAGGGCAAGACCGGCCCCGACGGCGAGCGCGAGAAGCTGATCGCCGAGCTCGCCGGCCGCGTTGTTGTCCGCGTCGTGCAGGAGACGTGGGGCGACGACCAGGTCGAGGGCGCCCCGCAGAAGGTCGACAGCCGGAACCTGTACACCGGAGCGCTCGATACCAACGACGTGGCACTGTGGGTGGTCACCTGGGAGCAGGACATTTCGCTCACCCAGGACACGCCGCCGGCCGAGCTCGACGACTTCAACTCGCTGCTGGCCACGTGGGACACCGTCGGCAGCGGCCCTGAAATCGACGCGACCGACATCATCAAGCCGAACGGATAAGCCAGCCATGTACCGTATCACCGCGCTCCCCAACAAGCGGGTCCTCGATCCCGACACCAGCAAGCCCATCCCGGCCGAGGGCATCATCGTCGAAAAGCTCAGCCCGTGGTGGCTCCGCCGCAGACACGAGAGTCCCCCCTCGATCCAGATCATCACCGAGGAGCGCCGTGCTGCTCCGCAGGGAGGCTAGTCTATGCCGATCGCGCTCGACACAATTCCGCTCAACTTCATGGTCCCCGGCGTCTACGCCGAGTTCAACAACAAGAACGCCACGCAGGGCACCCCGGCGCAGCCGCATGTCGTGCTGCTGGTCGGCACCCGGCTGTCCGCGGGGACGGTCGGGGAGCTGATCGTCAAGCCGATCACCGCCCCGTCCCAGGGCGAGACCTACTTCGGCCGCGGCTCGATGCTCGGGGCGATGTGCAAGGCGTTCAAGAACGCCAACGCGAACACCGAGGTTTACGCCATCGCCCTCAGCGAGGACGCGGGCGGGGTGAAGGCAACGTCGACGGTCACGATCACCGGTCCAGCCACCGAGGCGGGGACGCTGGCCTTCATCTGGGGCGGCGTGCGCGTCGCTGTCCCGGTCGCCAAGGGGGACTCGGCGTCGGCGATCGCCGCCAACGTCAAGGTCTACGTCGACCTCGAGACCGACAACCCGACCACCGTGGCCGTCGTCGGCGCCGTCGCCACCGCGACCTGCAGGTGGAAGGGCGCATCCGGCAACTCGCTGGCGATCGCGCTCAACTTCTACGCGGGTCAGAAGACGCCGGCCGGCGTCGGCGTCACCATCACCGACTTCGAGGACGGCGCCACCGATCCCGACATGGCGGACGTGATCGCCGCGCTCGGCGGCGACACGCAATACCACTCGATCGTCACGGCCTACACGGACGACGCGAACATGGACATCCTCGAAACGGAGCTCGAGAGCCGGTGGGGGCCCATGCGGGCGATCGAGGGCCACGCGTTCGCCGCGCTGCGGGCGACGCACACGGACGCCATCACCTACGGCGACGCCCGCAACAGCCCGTTCTCCACGGTCGTCGCCACGTCCATGACGGTGGACCCGCCGTGGATCTGGGCGTCCACCGTCTGTGCGATCGAGGCGAAGCAGACCGACCCGGCTCGCCCGCGGCAGAACCTCAAGCTGCCCGCGCTCCGGGCCCCGCTCGAGGCGGACCGGTTCATCGCGCAGGAGCGTCACCTGCTGCTGGACAACGGCATGGCGACCGTTAAGGTCTCCGGGCCCGACTGCTACATCGAGCGCCTGGTGACCACCTACCAGGTCAACGGCGCGAACGTCAAAGACACGTCCTACCAGGCGCTCGAGACGATGCGGACGCTGGCGTTCCTGCGCTACGCGCTGCGCCTGCGCTTCCTGCTGCGCTACCCGAATTACAAGCTGGGCAACGACGGCGAGCAGTTCGGCGCCGGTCAGCCCGTCATCACGCCAAAGCTGGCCCGCGGCGAGATCATGGCGCTGTTCGACGAGTGGAACCTGGCGGCGCTGGTCGAGGACCGCGAGCAGTTCGACGACCAGCTTCTGGTCGAGCGCGACCCCAACAACCCGAATCAGCTCCTCGCGTTCATCCCGCCGAACCTGGTCAACCAGTTCCGGACGCTCGGCGCGCAGATCGCGTTCATCAACTGAGAGTCGAACGACCATGGCAAAGAAGACGTCCATCATTTTCATCAAGGTCAACGGCAAGACGATCGAGGCGAAGCCGGGCGTCACCATCGCCTTTGGTGGCATGGAGCGCGAGCCGGTCAAGGCCAATGGGCGCATTGTCGGCTACACCGAGCAGGTCGTGAACAGCTCGGTCGACTGCACCATCGCCCACGACCAAAACGTCTCGATCGACGAGGCCCGCAACTACACCGACGTCACGCTCGTGGCCGAGACCGACACCGGCGTGCAGTACCAGTGCGCGGGGGCCTGGCTCGCCAGCCCGCCCGAGCTGAAGGACGAGAACGGCGGGCTCTCGCTCAAGTTCGCCGGCCCGCCCATGACCGAGAACTGAGGACCGACCATGACCACCAGCTACATCGAGAACAAGATCCTGATCGAAACCCTCGGCCTCGACGAGGAGGCGACCTCGGGGGACATCCTCGACAAGCTCGAGGAGCTGCGCACCGCCGCGGGCGAGAAGTTCGAGGGCACCAGCGGGGACGTCCGCCTCATCCGCGCCGGCCAGCACCCACACGTGCACCACGACCCGCTCGCCGGCACCGCGACCGTGACGCTGCAGGTGCCGTTCGTCTTCGCCAGGGAGACGATCCGCGAGCTCGTGCTGCGCGAGCCCGCGGCGAAGGACCTGCAGAAGATGGGCGACGCAAAGGGCACCGCCGCCGGCCTCATCCTGATCGCATCGGCGAGCGGCCGGAACATCCGCGAGCTCGGCGAGATGAAGCAGCGCGACATCAAGGTGGCATCGGCGACGCTCGCTTTTTTGTCGCAAACTTCCCCGGCAACTGGGCCGAGCTGATCGGCTTCCTGGCGGAGGTGTACGGCTGGCCGCCCTCAGAGCTCGGCGAGCTCACCGGCTCCCAGCTCCGCTTCTGGGTCGACCGGGCGAACGAGACGGTGAAGCGAAGGCGCTAGATGTCGGACGCGACCCTCAAGGCATACGTCGAGCTGGGAATCATCGACAAGATGATGGCGCCGCTCCGTGCCATCGTCCGGCAATTCGACGGCATCACGAAGGCGGGCAAGGCCGCGTCGAAGGCGTTCGAGCTGTCGGCCAACCTCAAGCAGAGCGCCGACGGCCTGAAGGCGTTCGCCGACGACGTATCGTCGCTCATAAAAAAGCCCCTCGATACCTTCACCGACTTCGAGGCGGAGATGTCGAAGGTCCGCGCGAACACCTTCAACGGCGTGCTGACGGCGCAGACGCGGAAGGAGTTCGCCGACCTCAGCGCAGCCGCCCGGCAGCTAGGGGCTGACACGCAGTTCTCGGGCATGGAGGCCGCGCAGGGGATGACCATCCTGGCGACGCAGGGGTTCGCGGCCAAGCAGCAGATCGAGGCCATGCCCGGCATCCTCGACGTCGCCGCGGCCTCCACCGAGTCGATCGCCACGAGCGCCGACATCGCCACCGCGAGTATGGTGCAGTTTGGGCTGAAGGCGACCGACATGGGGCGCATCGGCGACGTCCTGGTCAAGACCGCGAACAGCTCGGCGACGGGGCTGGTCGATATCGGCGAGGCTCTGAAGTACGTCGGCAGCAAGGCCGGCGAGGCCGGCGTCTCGCTCGAGACGACGACCGCCATGATCGGGGCCCTCGGCAACGCCGGGGTGAAGGGGTCGATGGCTGGCACGGCGCTGCGGGCGATGCTCTCGGGCTTGCAGGCGCCGACGAAGCAAGGGAAGTCGGCGCTGGCGCTGCTCGGCATCAGCACGAAGGACAAGGCCGGCAACCTCAAGGAGATCGACGTCCTGCTCGCGGAGATCGAGCGGTCGATGGACAAGAAATTTGGCGTCGGCAAGCAGGGCAACAAGCGCGCCGCGCTGCTCAAGGCGATCGTCGGCGAGGAGGCGGCGTCGAGCGCCAGCATCCTCGCGCGGGCAGCAGGCGCGGGCGAACTGCAGAAGCTCATCGCGGCGAACAGGGGCGCTGCGGGGACCGCCGCCGCGGTCGCCAAGGACATGTCCAACAACACCGCCGGCGCGAAGAAGGAGCTCGACTCAGCGCTCGAGGAGCTGCAGTTGACGATCGGCGAGGTCTTGATCCCGATGCTCGGCGACCTGGTGAAGGGTACCCGCGAGGTCGTCGTCGAGTGGACGGCGTGGGCGAAAGAGAATCCGGAGGTCGTGAAGACGGTCGGCCTCCTCGTCGCCGGGCTCGCGGGGTTCGGACTCGTCGCCGCGCCGCTCCTCAAGGGGGCGGCGGCGATCGCCACGGTCGGCGAGGCGATCAAAAAAACAGCGCTCCTCGCAGCTGCGCATCCGGTCCTGGCCATCATCACGGCGATCGCCCTCGCCGCACTTCTGATCTACGAGAACTGGGCCGACATCGGCCCGTTCTTCGAGCGGCATTGGGGCAAGATCCTCGCGGCCGTCGCCGTGTTCATGCCGGCGCTCCTACCCATCATCGGCGCGGCCAAGCTGGTCATGGACAACTGGGAGCCGATCAAGGCGTTTTTCGTCGGCCTGTGGGACGTCGTGACCACCGGTTTCACGACGGCGATGAACTGGATCCTCGAGAAGATCAACTGGGTGGGCACGCAGATCGAGGCGTTCAAGGTCTCGATCATGTCGGACGAGGAGCTCATCGCCTATCAAAAGGCCCAGGCGGAGGCAGCCCGGGCCACAAGCGCCCTCAACACCGACAACCTGGACCGGTACGCGAGCAGCACCAGCGCTGGCGGGGTGGGGGATTTCGGCAGCGGCCTGGAGGCGCGCTCGGCTGCTGACAATGCCGCCGCGGCGGTGGCGACCATGAAGTCCTGGTGGTCGTCGAACATGGGCCCGACGGACAACACCATCAAACCGAACGAAGATCTCGCGGCGGCCTGGGCGGCGCTGCAAAACGAGAACCTGCAGCCGGCCGGCCCGCCCATGACCGTCGGCTCGAAGGACAAGGCGGCCGGCCCCCAGTGGGACCCAGTGACCGGCAAGGCGATGGGCGAGCTGAAGATCACCGTCGTCGACGGGTCCGTCGCGAAGACGGAGACGCGGACCGACAAAGGATCCTGGTGGACCCCGAAGGTCGCCACGGGGAGGCAGTAGGGCGCGATGGCGTGGCAAGACGACCTGCTGCCCGCGAGCCTCGGCGGGGCGCCGTTTTTCACGGCCGACGCGCGCCAGCTCGCCATTGGCCGGCGCACCGTGCTGACCGAGTTCCCGAAGCGGGACACTCCCGCGCGCGAGGACCTGGGCCGGCGCGCACGGCGTTGGAGCGTCGTCGGGTTCGTGCTCGGGCCCGAGTACATGCAGGCCCGCGACACGCTGATGGCGGTGCTCGAGAGCGAGGGCCCCTACGTTTTCAGCGACCCCTGGCTCGGTGAGTTCCCGGTCATCCTCGACGGCCAGGTCCAGGTCCAAGAGTCCGACGCTGAGGGGGGCCTGGCGCGCTTCACGTTCGCCCTGGTGGAGTCCGGCGACGAGGGTGAGGTGCGTACAGCCCCGTCGACCAGCGCCGCCCTGGGGGCCGCCAGCGCCGCCGCGCTGGCCGCGGGCGCGGCGGACCTCGAGAAGGACCTGGACATCAGCCTCGGCGACGCCATCAGCGCGGCGACCGCCGCGGTGGGGACGGTGACGGGCGCCATGGGGGACGCGCTGCGCAAGGTCGAGGGCACCCTGGGCCTCGCCCAGGCGGCGGAGCTGGCAAGCGCCCTCGGCGACCTGAAGAACGCCGCCCAGCAGCTCCTCAACACCCCGGGCGCACTCATGGCGGCGATCAACGGGATCGTCGCGGGCATCCTCGGGCTGATCAAGCTGGCGGCCGCGGCCGACGTCGCAGAGTTCCCCAACGGCGACAAGGTCATGCGCGCCGACATGGCGATCGAGACGACGAAGGCGCTCGGGGTCGTCGAGACCGTCACCCTGCCCCCGTACCCGGGCGGGCCGAAGAAGCCCGAGGCGACCGCCGCCGAGGCCGCGATCGGCAAGGCGCTGAAGGTGGCGACGGTGGCCAGCGCGGCCGCGCTGTTCGTCGCCCTGCCCCTCGACTCGACCGACACCGCGACGTCGGTGCTGACCACCGTCGGCGGCCTCGTCGAGACCCTGATCCTGAACACGACCACGAGTGACGCGCTGTTCGTCGCCCTACAGGATCTAAAGGCCGCGCTCGACAAACACCTCGCTGGGCTGGCGAGCGAGCTGCCGGCGATGACGACCTTCACGCCGACCAACAGCATGCCGGCGCTGCTCGTCGCGTACTACGTCCACGGCGACCCGACGCGTGACCGCGAGGTGGTCGCGCGCAACGACGTGAAGGATCCAAACTTCGTCACCGGCGGGGAGCCGCTGAAGGTGCTGCTCGATGGCTGACGAGCTGAAGCTGCGCATCGCCGGCGAGAAGGATGAGTTCGTCGGCTGGACGAGCATCGCGGTCACGCGCTCGCTCGACGCCCTCGCCGACAGCTTCCAGCTCAACATCGCCACCGGCTTCCACGACGGCCAGCCGAGCATGCAGATCGAGGAGATGGACGAGTGCCAGATCCTCCTCGGCAGCGAGGTGGTGCTCTCAGGGTACGTCGACACCGTGGACCGCAAGTACGACGCCACGACGTCGACGCTGTCCGTGACCGGCCGCTCGCGGGCCGGCGACCTCTGCGACTGCACGGCGATCCACAAGCCGTGGTCAAAGACGCCGGGGCTGCAGATCGCGGCCGACCTGTGCAAGCCGTTCGGCATCCAGGTCAGCAGCGACGTCGGCGCGCTGCCCGACGAGCGGTATTTCAAGCTCGGCAAGGGCGACACCGTGTTCGACGCGCTCGACCGCCTCGCCCGCGAGGCCGGGCTGCGCGTCGTCTCGTACCCCGACGGCTCCGTGCGCTTCACGAAGACGGGCATTCTCCGCTACCCCGACGTCCTGATCGCCACCGGCCACAACGTGATCAGCGGTTCGATGCGGCGCAGCGCCGAGGAGCGCTACAGCGACTACGTGTTCAAGGCCCAGGTCGCCGCCCGCGACGACTTCAACGGCGACGCCGCGGCAAGCGTGAAGTTCGAGGTCAAGGACGACGGGGTGACCCGCTTCCGCCCGCTGGTCGTGCACACCGACGGCCAGAAGGGCGCCGCGGCCCTCGAGCGGGCGGCGACCTGGGAGCGCAACACCCGGGCCGGCAAGGCCCGCGAACTCGTCTACGAGGTCGGCGACCCGCGGGACATGGCGGCGAGCTGGTCGCACAAGCACGGGCTCTGGGAGCCGAACATCATCGTCGCCGTGCGGGACACCGAGTTCGGCGTGGAGGAGGAGTTGCTGGTCAAAGAGGTCGTGCTGACCCTCGACGACCGCGGCACCCGGGCGCAGGTGACGCTCTGCCACCCGAACGCGTACGACATCAAGGCGCCGAAGCCGGCGAAGAAAAAGAAGGGCGGGTTCAAGTTTTGAACTTCGGCTGGCGACAGGTGGAGCAGCTGGTCGACCGCGAGTTTGACCGCATGTGGGACCGCGTCGTGCAGGTGGTGAGCATGGGCACCATCGGCGACGTCGACAACGCGCCAGGCGTGCAGCTCGTGCCCGTGAAGATCGACGCCGACGACGCCGCCGACGAGGGGACCGTCTACACGCCCCCGGGGATCAGCAGCCGGCCCGCCGCCGGCGCCGAGGCGATCGTCCTGGCGGTCGGCGGCAACCCGTCCAACCTGTTCGTGCTGCCGATCGTCCGGGGCCAGCGCCTCACGGGCGACGACCTGGCCGAGGGGGAGGTCGCGCTCTTCATCGGCGTCGCCGGCCAGCGGGTGCAGCTGAAGCTGGATGGGTCCGTCGAGGTCCGCGCCGCCGACGAGGCCGGCGGGTCCGTCCTGCTGAAGGCCAACGGCGACGTCGTCGTGACACCCGGCGCGGGCGGCAAGGTCCTGCTCGACGGCGACGGGGCCGCGAAGAAAGTCGCCACGGTCGACGACCTCAACACCCTCCGGTCGGCCTTCAACGCCCACACGCACCCGACCGCGCCGGTCGGCCCGGTCAGCACGCCGACGGTGGTGCCAGCCGTGATCCCCGTCCCGACGCTCCTCGGCGCCGACAACACCTTCGTGAAGGGCTGACCATGATCAAGCTCGGATGGGACAACTCGGTGGGGGCGGGGCGGCTGCAGGTCGACCCCTTGACCGGCGCCCTCGCGGTCGACCGCAGCCTTGGATCCGTCGTGGCGCTCTGCCTGTTCACCAACGTCGAGGCGACCACCGAGGAAATAGCGACCGCCGGCCTCGATCAGCAGGAAGGCTGGTGGGCGGAGGCCGACTCGCTGCGCGAACAGGGGCGGCCGCGCATGGGCTCCAAGCTCTGGCTGCTGCAGCGCGAGAAGACGATCGCGGCGACGCTGCGCCGCGGCGAGGGCCACGCGCGCGACGCCCTGCGCTGGCTCATCGACGCGAAGATCGCCGAGTCGATCGCGGTGCGCATGTCGGTGCTGCGGCCCGGCGGCGTCGTCGGCCTCGAGGTCACCATCACCCGCCCGCAGAAGATCCTGCCCCCGTTCAAACACCTCTGGGAGTTCCAGTCCGATGCCGTTCTATAGACCGACCCTCGAGCAGATCATCGACCGCGTCACCTCAGACTTTGAGTACGAGATGGGCAGCACCGCCGCGCGGATCCCGGGGACCGTCGAGTATGCCCTCGTGCGCGCCGTCGCCGGCCTCTCGCACAACCTGCATGGACGGCTCGCCCAGACGCACAAGGACGCGTTCCCGCACTCGGCCGAAGACATCGAGATGCAGAAGTGGGCCGCGTTCTACGACGTGTTCCGCATCCCCGCCGCACCGTCGCTCGGCGTCCTGCTCTTCAACGGCACGAACGGCAAGCCCATCCCTGTCGGGACCCGCCTCGTCCGCGCCGACAAGCGGGAGTACAAGACGATCGAGGCGGCCGTCATCGCCGGCGGCGAGGCCCAGGTCGCCGCCGAGTCCGTCCTCCCGGGGCTCGGCGCCGACGTGCTGCCCGGCGCGACCTTCACGCTGAAGGACCCGCTCGACGGCGTCTACCTGTACGCCCAGACCGCCACCGGGTTCACCGGGGCGGCTGACGTCGAGCTGTACCGCGACCTCCGCCGCCGCCTGCTCGGCCGCATCCGCACCCCTCCCAAGGGCGGCGGGCCCGGTGACTACATCGCCTGGGCGAAGCGTGTCCCCGGCGTCACCAGGGTCTGGGAGTACGGAAAAACCCCGTCGCTCGGGCACGTCACCGTGCTCGCGATGCGGGACCTCGACGATGTGGGCGGGCCGATTCCCGACGGTCCAGAACTGGCTGCGATCGAGGCGGAGATCCTGAAGTTCTGCCCGCTACATCTTGCGGGTCTCCACGTGCTGGCGCCGCTCAACCTCGAACTCGAGCTGGAGATTGAGCTGCTCGTCGAGGACAACAAGGATCCCGTGGCGGTGAAGGCGGCGATCGGCAAGTCGATCCAGGACATGTTGGCCACGCGCGCGCGGCCTGCCAAACAGGACGGCGTCGTTCTCTACAAGTCGTGGATCTCCGAGGCGATCAGTACGACGCCAGGAGAAATGGACCACAAGCTGCTCGCCCCAACCGACGACATTGTATTGACGCAGTGGCAGTTGCCAACACTAATGGATCCGGTGGGGCAGATTGTATGGTCCTAGTCCCATGCCTGGAAAGCGAGTCGCTCCCAGCTCTCATCACCGATCGGGCCGATCGCGTCGGCGCCACACCGATCGCCCACGAGTAAGATCTTCGGGTCGCCGCCGACCTCCCAGCACATCTGCTCACTTTCACCTTGCAGGCTGCAGGATTGCAGGTTGCCGAGGGGAGCGAAGCCAATCATGTTGTATGACGGCGACCAGTACCAGTTGACGCCATTCGCCGCGTGGCGCTCATTCGCAGGATAATTCACCTGCGGCTCGAAAAATACGTCGGCACGTGGAGCGTGCGCCGCGAGGGACAGCGCAAAGCTACCAATCGGACGGCATGCCAACAATATGTGGTCGCCGACGCAGCTGTTGAGGATGCCGCTGACCAGGCTGCCCGACTCGTATGTGTCAGTCCAGCACGGCTCCCACCCAATAAGATCAACCTCGGGGACATCGTGAGCGACGCCCACGTGTTCCCAGACTGACTGGCAGCTATCGCAGCCATCGCCGTCGATATCATTGCCGTCGTCACACTGCTCCGTTCCCACGTGCACCACACCGTCGCCGCAGACCGCCACGGTGCAGGCGTTCGTGCAGTTGTCGCCATCGTTGTCGTTGCCGTCGTCGCAGTCCTCCACGCCCACCTGCAGGTAGCCATCAGTGCAGGTGGCGGCAAGGCAGGATTCGAGGCAGTCGTCGTTGTTGTCGACATTGCCGTCGTCGCACTGCTCGCCAGCAGACAAGTTGACGTTCGCGTCACCGCACACCGGCAGGGTGCAATCTGCGTCGCAGAGCTTTGTCTCCTGTCCGTCGTCGCACAACTCCGGCGCCTCGACGACGCCATCTCCGCAGGGGTTTGTCTCCTGTCCGTCGTCGCACAACTCCGGCGCCTCGACGACGCCATCTCCGCAGGGGTCGGGCTCTGTCGTAGAGCTGGACTCCCCGCTTGAGGTCGTCGTTGAGCCCAGGTCCGCTGTCGTCGTTTCGCCCTCCGCGCCGCTCGACGAAGTGTCCGAGCCATCGGCACTGCTCGACGCATCCACGCCCTCGTCTGAGCTTCCGTCTGAGCCCCCGTCTGACGACACCCCCGTGCTGTCGCCTGCACTCGTTGTGTCGATCTGGGGGCCAACCCCGTTGCCACAGGCGACGAGGACCAGTAGGGGGAGAGCCGCGGAGCCGAAATGCATCGCCGGATACTGCGCGAACCCGCGCCGCCGGTCAAGATCTTGGCCAACCGCCCGCCGCGGGCCGTAGACCTGTAACGGCGGCGGTCCCCACGATGGCGGCATGCCGCTCACCGCAGCCGGGCTGGCGCTGGTCCTTCCCAGCGGAGGCGACCGATGGGTCGGCCTCCTGATAGCGGAGCCTGACTACGTCGCCGGGACCTACCAGGAGGCCACCGACTCCGGGTACGCCCGGATCTCCTGGGACGCGTGGCTGACCGAGGACAACGGCGACGGCCGGCTGGTCCGCCGCAACGACGGGGCGATCGTCTTCGAGGCGGTCGCCGACGCCGACGCCACGCTGACACACTGGGGCATCTTCGACGCCGACGCCGCCGGCAACCTCCTCGCGGCGGGCCCGCTGCGCAACCTCGGGGGCGTCGCGGAGCCGGTCTTGCTCCCCGTGGCGGACCAACTCCGTTTCGGTGACGGCGCGCTGCGCCTCCTTGGAGCCTGCTGATGATCGTGGACGTGTTCGGCGAGGAGGCAGCGCTCGGCGAGAAGGCGATCTCCGACGTCACGCACCGCCGCTTCGAGCCGGTGGTCGCCGACCTGCTACCGCGGGGGCCGGCGTGGAACCCGACCGAGGACCCGGTGTTGCGGCGCCTCATCGCCGCGCTCTCTACCGAGCTGTCGCGGGTCGAGCGGCGGGGCCGGAAGCTGCAGCAGGAGCTCAACCCGGCGACGACGTTCGAGTGCCTGGCCGACTGGGAGGAGAGCTACGGCCTGCCAGAGTGCGCGGACCCGCAGACGCTCGAGGGCCGGCGCGCCGCGGTCCTGGCGAAGCTGCTCGCGCAGCTCGGCCACGACCAGAGCGAGGCGTACTGGACGGACCTGATCGAGAAGCTCGGCTACCAGATCTGGTGGCTCGCCAAGGGCAAGCTGGCGATCACCTGCGAGGACGACTGCGTTGACGAACTGACGGACGAGGCATGGCTATTCGTCTGGGAAGTCGCCATCGAACACGGCCTCGAGGACGACTTGCTCGCGTGCCTCGTCGAGCACAACGCCCTGATCGAGACGCTCCCTATCCTGCACTTCATGTGGGACCCCGTCGCGATCGCCGGCCCCGCCGACCTGTTCGGCGTCGCGGCGTCGACGGACGGGTACGTCGTCGCGGTCGGCGCCTCGGCGAAGATCATCCGCGCAGCGGGCGACTACTGGAAGCTCGACGGCAGCGGCTGGAGCGATGGCACGCCCGACCCCGACGACCAGGAGGACCTGTACGCCGCCGCCAACATCGGCACCGTCCTGGTCGCGTGCGGGCGCAGCCCGGCGAACTTCTATCGCTCGGTCGACCACGGGGCGACCTGGACCTCGACTGGGACCGCGACGGACGAGATGTACGCGATCAGCGGAGGCATCGGCGACGGCGTGGCGCTCGCGGCCGGCGAGCTCGGCCTCTGCTGGCGGACCTTCGACTATGGCGCGAGCTGGTCCGCGGCCACGACGATCACCGGGGCGCCCACCGTCCAGGGCCTGACGCGGTGCGGCGACGGTATCTCGGTCGCGGCCGTGCTCGCATGCGCCGCCAACGGCCGGATCTACAGGACGCCGAACAGCGGCACCGCGTGGACCAACCCCTACACCGGGACCGAGCCGCTCCACGGCATCGCCGGATGGCTGCTCGTCGTCGTCGCGGTCGGCGACGACGGGGCGATCATCCGCAGCGCCGACGGGGGCGTGACGTTCGCCAAGGTCGACACCCCGACAGCCGCTGACCTGCGCGCCGTGGTCGGCTCGCCGACGGGGCGCTGGACCGCGGTGGGCGTCGGTGGGGTCATCGTGCAGTCGCTCGACGATGGCGTGACCTGGGCCGTGCGGCAGTCACCCACCACCGAGGACCTGCGCGCCGTCACCCGGCACATTCCGAGCAACCGCGCGGCCATCGTCGGCGCGAACGCCACGATCATTCTGGAGTGAGTAGCCCATGGCCGTCATCATCGAAACAGCCACAAAAAAAGACGATGTCGTTCCGCTCACCGATGGTGCGGCCTGTGACGGGTTCGTCGCCGGAGACGCGCAGGTCGGCGTGGCCGCGACGCAGCTCTCGCCAAAGTTTTTCAACGGGGTTACCGGAGAAATAAACAATGTCATCCTCGGAATCCACGGTCCGGTCGCCGCCCTGGACACTGACGATTACTCCCAGATGATGACGGCCATCGGGGGCCGCCTGCTGCAGAACTATCCAAAGTCAGCCCTGGTGACGCCATGGCTGTTCGACTGGCGCTCGCAGCACCACAGCGAGGCCGCGGCGGCGGAGTGGATGGAGCGTCGGCGCAGCGACCGAAGGGTCAACGCTCCCGACAACGCCCTCTACAACTTGTGTCCGTTCACGCCGCCCGATCTGGCGCAGTCCGTCGTGGAGTACACGGTGGTGATGGTGGGCACCAACGATCTCACGACGCGCTGCAATGTCGTGATCAAGGCGTCGGTGCGCAGGAATGGCGGCACTGTCACCGTGCAGTCCCAGGCGACGGCGTTTGATGATAGTCCGGATGGAACCGTCACCGTCGAGGTTATCGGGACGGCGGTCGTTTGCCGTGTAGACGTTCCCGTCGTCGGCGAAAACGTCAATATCTTCGTCACCGGCACCATTACCAACGTAACCCAGAACGTCTGAATGATGCACAGTCTCATCACTGCCATCGCCGACCTCGAGGTCGGCCCCGACTATCTCACCGACGGCACCGAGCCGCCGCTGTCGCAGTGCATCGAGGTCGGCGAGTGGCGGCCTCTCGCCCTGACCATGTACTTCCGGGACAGCGACGGCGTGCCCCTGGCGCAGAGCGCAGCGACGCTGACCGTCGACGTGCTGACCGTGCGCGCCGGCCGGGCCCTCGCGTACAGTCCCAGCGGCCCGTTCGTCCTCACCGACCGCGCAAGCGTCGTGCTGTCGAGCGTCGCGCCTGGGTCAGTGTTCGTGCGCGTGCGTGCCTTCTCCGGCGTCCCCAGCGAGGCCGACGACCTGGTCATCGACGTCGAAGAACTGCCACTCGAACTGTCTGCATTGAGGCCCGCCGTGACCGAAGTAAAAACCTTCGAGCGTGAGGTGTCGATCTCCGGCCTGGCCGGCGCCACCACCAGCTATCTCCTGACGGGTGCGCCGACGAATTACCTCGCGCTCGGGGCGTACCTCGTAATCGTGGGCACCCCGACGAGCTCCGACGTGGGCACGGACGGGCTGTACTGCAGCGTGGGCACGGCCGGCCAACACGTGATCTACGGCGACGGTGCCTACGGTGTGGCCATCCTCGGGTCGTCCGGCAAGGTCTCGCTCGGCCCGGCGCCAGGGTTCCGCGCAAGCGAGGCTCTGCGGCTCTGGCTGACCGCTCGCCTCTCGCCTGACTCCGACGGGGATTTGGCCGATATCACCGATCTCGCCTCCATCAAGTTCGTCCTGCGTTACCTCGAAACCTGAAAAGCCATCATGTTCACCAAAAACACCTGTATCGAGTTCACCCTTACTCAGCCCTCGCCGACGTGGAACCCGCTCAGTTACGGCGACTTGCCGCACGACCTCGTGACAGCCCTCGCCCAGGGGCAGCGCGTCGTCGCCTACGTCATGGGCTTCGACGCGCTGCAGGTCCATCTCGCGTTGCCCGGCAACCGCTGGACCACGTTGCCGCAGTCGGCGGTGGTCGACGTCGTCGAGCTCAAGACGGCGGTCTACGAGCCGGGGGACGGCCCGTGGCGCCGCATCGCCATCCCGCAGACGGACCCGTCCACGAGGCTCGTCGTCCAGGGTGAGCTCGAGGTCACCGGGGTCGCGCTCTACGCGGAGGGCCTCGTGAAGTTCATGCACGAGTGCATGGGCTGACGCGGCTGTCGTCGCCATGACCATCACCATCAGCCACGGCGCCTGGTCTCTCAGCCGCGACGCGCGACTGCGTGACGCGCTGTGGCTCGCGCCTTTCGTCCTGCTCACCTGCGGAGCCTGCTGACATGCCCGCCGGCCTGCACCACGCTGTCTGGATGCGACGTCCCACCACCATCCTGTTCGCCCTCATCCTCGCCGCCGGCTGCGCCCGCGACGGCAGCTGCCGGCCCGCGCCGGACCCCGAGCCCGCCTGCACGCCCGGCGAGGACTGCCCCGTCGACGGCAAGCAGCCGAAGAAGCCGATCGAGCAACCCGCCCCGGATCCGAAGCCGGCAACGCCCCCGTGACCAGCCCCGCACGTCAGCCGCTCGACGAAGACCTCGCACAGGCTGTGCGCCGCGTGGACCGCATGCCCACGCGGGTCGTCGTGCTCGGGCTGATCGGCGCGGCGGCGATGCTGGCGATCGACTTCCTCTACAATCACCACCTGTCGATCGTCGCGTGGATCGCCGTCGTGGGCATCGCGACGATCACGATCCCGATCGTCGACATGTCGCGGATCCAGCGGACCGTGTGGCGCGCCTGGGCGGTCGACGTCCAGACCTCGCGCCATGCCCCCCTGCCGCCACCCACACCACGTCAGCGGTCGGTGCGAACAAACAAAGTCCCCGCTGCAAAGGTCGGGTCCGGCCCACAGGAGGTCGTTCGTTGAGCGCCAGCGGCACATATCCAACGGTCGGGCTCCGGCTGCTGAGCAGCACGTCGGCGGACCGACAACGCCGGCCCTCCCCAGCCCTCAGCGTGACGGCGTGGCCGACACCGCCGCCGATGAAAATCCCCGCCCGCCTCGTCGCGTTCTGGCTGCTCGGCATGGGCGGGTTCGGGCTGCTCGTCCTGATCAGCGAAATTCTCAGGAGCCCATGAACCGTTTCATCGCCGCCCTCAGGCGCGTCGCCACCTGGCTTCGTCGCAACCCCTCCGCCCGCGCCGACGCGCTCGAGCTCGCCGCTGCCTCGCTGATGGAACGCGCCGCGACGGTGGCAAACCTGCGTCGCCGCTCGCGCATGCAACTGCGCGCGGCGCTCTTCCGAGAGCGGGCCATACAGCTCCGCGAGAGGGGCTGAGCCCGTGCCATACGTCGCCGGCTACGGCGCCTTCGTCGCGCGCCAGCCCGTCACCGCCAGCCGGGCCCGCGCCCTCGCCGGCGCCGGCATCCGCACGCTCGTCCTCCAGGTCGAGTGGCAGCGCTCCCGGCTGCCACAGCGGACCGTCGAGCAGCTGCGGGCCGAGCAGGCCGCCGCCCGCGCAGCGGGCCTTGAGGTCGCGTGGTGGGGCTGGTGCACGCCGACCCTGCCCGCCGAGGCAGGGCGCCGACCGGCCGGACCCCGCGCGCTGCAGCAGCGCCTGGGAGAACTGATCGCCGAGCTCGGCGCGCCGCACATCTTCCTCGCCGACTGCGAGGTCGGCGGGCGCTGGACCGCGAAGCGCCTCCCCGAGCTGCCCGACGTGGCCGCCGCGGTGCGTGCGGCCGGCGTGCCATGCGTCGGCCTCTCGTCGCATGGCCGGATCGGGAGCGCATGGGACATCGACGCGTTCGACCTCGGGAGCCCGCAGCTCTACGACAACGACTCGCCGATCGACGTCGGCTTCGTCCGCCGCTGTCTCGCCACCTGGGACCGCTGCCCGTGGCTGTGGCTGACGCTTGGCTGCGCTGACGAGGCCTCGACGGCGGCGCAGATGCGGGGCGACCTGCTGACGGTTGGCGACCTCGGCGTCGAGCCGCGTCCGGGCGCGCTGTGGTGGACGGCGAGGCAGCTGCGCGGGGACCGGCTCGCGGCCGCGGTGCCGTGACTACGCGTCGTCGCTTGGAGGCGGGAGCGGTGAGCGCCCCGTCAGCACCTCAACGGTCACGCCATAGATGTCTGCGAGGTGCTGCAGGTCGAGCCCGAGCGGCTCACTGTCGCCGCCCTCCCACGCCGTTACAGTTGGGCGCCGAACACCAAGCGCCTGGGCGACCTGGTCCTGCGACCAGCCCTTCCGGCCACGGAGGAGCGACAGACGCTCACCAAGGGCCCGACGCTCTCGTAGGCGCTCACGGTCGGGGGTCTTGGACACGGCGCGAATCTGTCAGCCGTACGCTTTACCGTCCACCCGTTCGCATGTGAGTACACGCACGGTACGCAAAAGAAAACAACCGTCATTTTACATTGACCTTTGGTTCGGAAGAGCGTACATTGCTCTCCGTGACCAACGCCAACCGCTTCGCCGCTCCGCCCTGCTGCCCCGTCTGCGGCACCCGCACCTGCATGCCGTACGTGTGCGACCCCGGCCCGATGCCGGCCGCGCAGGCCCGGGAGATCCTCGGTCGGCGCCTCGACGAGCGGGTCCTGCTCCAGCGGCAGTTCGGCGGGTGGCTGCGGGCGCACCACGCCGCCGACGCGGCCGGCGACTTCGAGGCGGCGGCCCGCGCCGCTGACCACGTCCGCGAGATCGAGCTCCAGCGCGTCGCGCTCGACGCGAAGATCTGCCGGCTCACCCGCGAACTCATTGCTGCCACCGCCCGCGAGCGCATCGCCAACTGAGGAGACCGCCATGGACTTCGCCATCCGCATCGACTTCGCCGCCGCCCGCGCCTCCCGCGTTGCCCTCCGCCGGGGCGTCCTGGCGCTCGCCCACCGCGTCGGGCTTCGCCGCGTGGCGGTGCACCTGCAGCTGCGCCGGACCACCGCCCAGCCCTGGCCTCGCTGCGCCGGCGACCGCATCGACGACGCCAGCCTGTGGGCGTTCGCCGGCTTCACCGACGGTGAGGTGATCGCCTGGCTCGAGGCCGGCGTGCCTCGCGTCGCCGCCGCTGTCCGGCTCGACCGGGCTGGCGTCACCGCCCGCGAGGTCGGCCGACAGTTCGAGGTCGGCGTGACCCTCGGGCTGGCCTACTGCCGCGGCGACGTCGACCTCGAGACGGTGCGCCGGCTTCGTCGGCGCTAGCGTTTTCGCAC